TCATTGAATGAAATACTCAGAAAGTCACCTTATTATAAAGAGTGGAGAAAACAGGTTTTTGAAAGAGATAACTACACTTGTCAAGAATGTAGAAAGAAGGGTGGATCCTTGAATGCACACCATTTGAAAGAGTTTGCAGACTATCCAGAACTTAGATTTAATGTTAGTAATGGCAAAACACTTTGTCGTGATTGTCATGAGGAAACCAAATTTGGTAAAAAATACTGGGAAAGGAGAAAAAACGTATGCGGAGTACTGTAATTATTCCGACTATCCGCGAAGATTCTATTAAAAGGTTTTTAAAAGAATGGCGTGATTACTTCATAAGAAAAAATGCCCGTGTGATTGTAGTAGAAGATAATCCTAAGAAAACCTTTAAAATTTCTGGGGTAGAACATTATGCTTGGGAAGACATAGAAAGGGACTTGGGGAATGATTCTTGGATAATACCCAGGAAGACATCGGCGGTTAGAGATTACGGCTTTCTCAGGGCATTAGAAAAACCCACAGATATGGTTGTGACGTTAGATGACGATTGTTATCCCTATGTAAACGATTCCCCGTTTAACGACGATTTCTTATTGGCACATTATAATAATTTGTACAATCCACAAACGATGAAACGTTGGTTTTCCACAGAAGTTTCTGGTAAACATGTTCGGGGAATCCCATATGAGAAGACAGAAAAGGAGGTTTCTTGTATTATAAGTCATGGGTTTTGGGCGGGAACCCCCGACCTTGATGCCGCACATCAACTTGTTGGTTGCGAAGACTATAAACCTTTTGTTGGCGTTGTCCCGCGAGATTACTATTTTTCTATGTGTTCAATGAATTTTGCCTTTAAAACAGAAGCCCTCCCCCTTGTTTATCAAATCCTTAACGGGGAAGATAAGGATGGGAACAAATCTCCTTTTCAACGGGTTGATGATATTTGGTGTGGTATTATTGCCAAAAGAATTTGTGACCATCTTGGTCTTTATGTACATACTGGTTCTCCCCTCGTTTGGCACGACAGGGCGTCAAATCCATTTGCCAATTTCCAGAAAGAAGCCACTTCAATACAAACCAACGAAGGGTTTTGGGAATATATTGATGAAATAGAACTAGAAGGGAATAGTATTGAAGAATGTTATCAGGAGATTGCCGAACATCTATTAATAGAACCACTTGACGGGTTTGGTTACTGGAGAAAACTTGGTTGTGCCATGGATATCTGGTTAAAGAAGTGTGAACAATATGCAGACATACGATAACTTTACCAATCATATTAAAAAGTTTTCGGAAAGTATTTACAATGAATATCGATCGCTCCAACATGAAGGTGCTGCAAGAGGGGCAATGACCGAATTGTTAGAAGGAATAGATTTTAATTCGGCAGTTGAATTTGGTTGTGGAACAGCTCCCTGTCTCGACTGTGTTAAGGAACAAGGGAAACAAACCCTTGGAATAACTATTGGGGATGAACCATGTAGTCATGAAGTTTTAAGGGAGGATATGCACTTTACTTCATTGCCAGATCAGTCTTATGACTTGGCAATTGCTCGGCATGTCCTTGAGCATTCACCGATTCCGTTAATTTTGTTGTCAGAAATGCGAAGGATTGCTAAACAGTACGCAATAGTTATTGTTCCTACTCCGACAGAAAGAATGATAAATTATCAAAACCATTATAGTGTTTTTTCTAATATTGTCTGGGAAAAGTTTTTTTCTTTGACGGGATGGTCTGTTTTAAAATTCAGGGCAGAAAATTATTTCTTTGATGGACACCCAGCGGTTTCTGTCTGGGATAGCGAATATCGTTATTTATTAAAAGCAAAATGATAACATTCGAAGAGGTTTGGCAAAAAGCATGCCCAATAGTAAGTGCGGTTAGCCCAGCGGAAAGCCGTTGCCTTTTTTTAGTAGCAATGAGTCTTGAAAAAGGAAAAGTTTTTGTTGAAATTGGTTCTCACATGGGAAGATCGTCGGTTGTTCTTGGAATGGTTGCCAAAGAAAACGGTTGTGACCTTACCTGTATTGATCCTTTTATTTCTCCAGATACCTTAGGAGGAAATTCAAAACCTGTTTTTTTGAAGAACATGGAATCCATAGGGGGAAAGTATACTTTAATGGACATGAAGTCAGACGACGTTGCTAAGATTTATAACAAAAAGATTGATTTACTTTTTGTAGACGGAAATCATCTTTATGACGATCCCGAATGGGGTGGGGTAAAAAATGACTGTACGTTTTGGATTCCTAAGGTAAGGAAAGGGGGATATGTTTTATTTCATGATTATATAGGGGACACTTGGGGGGGAGTTAAAAAGGCGGTTGACGAAACAGATTTACAAACAATCTACTTTGTTGATACAATGATTATTAAACAAAAAACGAGAGAATAAAGGAATAATATGCGTATAATAATATCGATTCCAATTTATATTTCCAACGAACTTCATGCTGAATTTACAGAAGGTACCGTTAAGTCAATAAAAACTTCTCACGACCACGAAATTGTTTTGATAAACAACTTCTGTGCTCCAGAATATCTTCCAAGAATGAAAGCCTTGGCCAAAGTTATTCCAAACATAGACAACAACGTATCTTTAGCTTGGAACTTAGGAATTAATTATGGGATTGAAAAAAAAGCAGACTACATTCTTATTCCGAACAACGATCTTATTTTTAGACACGACGCGGTGGATAATTTAATTAAGTTCGCACGTTTTCATCCAGAATTTGATATCTGGACGGCTGCGGAATATACAGACTTTAGAACACTTGAAATACACAAACCAGATAATAACTTTGACGAACACCCACACTTTTCCTGTTTTATGGTGTCTCCCAAAATGGTGGAACTTCTTAAACAGAAAGAAGAAGGAACGAAGGAACCTCTTCCTGGTTATTTTGATACCAACTACAGGATTGCTTATTTTGAAGATCAAGACATGGTACAAAGAATTTATAGGACTGGGCTTCGAGCAGTTAAAACTGGTTCGGCTTTGTTTTATCACTTTGGCTCTAGGACAATTAAGACTGACAATGCATTAAATAGGTTGAATCTTAAGAATTATGAAGATAACCGTCAATATTTTAAACAGAAATGGGGGTATGACGCCCACGAATTTTGTCCAAAAGAAGAAAGTGATAGAATAGCAAAGGGGTATAAAAACCCATTTAATTCATGACAAATCCAGAAATAGCGATGTGTAAGTTGCTTGGTAAACACAAACTTAAAAAAGTAAGTCAATTTAAACTTGTTTGTAGTAATTGCGGGTGTGAATTTGTAGACGATAAAGAAATACAAAAATTGTTGGAGGAAATAACTAACCTTCAGGTTGAAAATAATCGTTTGAAGAAAAGAATAGATGAACTTACCTCAGCAAGGAAACTTATGGATTCTTATCCTGACGATATCTCGCGTTACAAAGATAATCTTTTATACGATTTTAAAATGGACGAACCTAAAGATCTCTTTCCCCAAGGGAAAAAGATAAAGTAATTAAAAATATTTTATTTTAATATATAATTGGAGGATAAAGTTATGAGCAAAAATAAACCTAAGAACCAACAGGAAAAAACCGGGAAAATAAAAATACTGGCATGGGTGGATTCTCCGGCCTGTTCAACAGGTTTTGCACAAGTTTCCAGAAACATATTAAAATATTTGTATAACACTGGTCATTATGATATCGATATAATCGGAATCAATGATACTGGTTGTTATAAAGACCCAGTAAAATTTCCTTTTAGAATCTGGCCCGCAAGGTCAAACCTTGACTCTAACTTAGTCGCAGATTTTCATGGAAGACCACGACTTCTTTCTGCCATAATTGGCCAAGATAACGAAATTAAACCACCATGGGATATTGTTTTTACTTTAAATGATCCCTTTATTTTAGAAGAACCTTTAGTGGTGTTTAATAAGGGAGCAATGGAAGTTATGAAGATTGCACAGCATCAATATAAAAAGGCAGTAGAAGTTGGGAAAATACCTTCGGATTATATGTATAAACTTATTTCCTACTGGCCCATCGATTCATATGTTAAAGAAAATTGGGTTACTATTATCGCCATGGCGGATAAACCTGTTGCTTATACTGAATATGGTAAAAGGGAGATTTTAAGGGGAAATAGTTATAGGAAAGACCCAATTTCTAATTTGGAAAAGGCAGTCAAGATTATTTATCACGGCGTTAATCCTAATGATTTTAAATTAATGCCCAAAGATGACGTTAAAGAGTTCCGTGATACATATTTCGAGGGAAAAGTAAAAGATGAAACCTTTTTGATTACGGTTGTATCACGAAACCAAATGAGAAAAGATTTTCCAAGAACATTACAAATATTTTCAGAATTTCTTAAAAGGCGACCCCAATCATTTCTTTATATGAATTGTAAGGAAACAGACATGTGGGGTTCTTTAAAAGAATATGCAAGGAATTGGTCGAACTTAGAATACGGTGAAAATTGGGGTTGCCCAGGTAAGTTTTCTGCCAACCAAGGAATTCCCCTTGAAGCTTTGAATTTTGTATATAACGCGTCAGACTGTATTTTAAGTACAACACAGGGGGAGGGGTTTGGTTTTTATAACCTGGAAGGATTTGCTACCAAAACAATTGTTGTGGCTCCCAATAACACGGTTCACCCGGAACTATTTGGTTATGATTATAAAGAAGACGTTTCCGATATCGAAGTCTTGTCTGGTAAGTATGAATTACGCGGAATTCCTTATAAATGTGGGTCGACAACTTCTGAATGGGCAACTTATGGTGTTCAAGACCTAGAAAGGGTTCGTCCGTTAGCCAACGTTGAAGACGCAGTTAAAAAGCTTCTTTGGGTATACGATAACCCAGATAGGGTTAAAGAAATAGAAGAAAGGGCGTATAATTGGGTACAGAATTATTCTTGGAATATTGTTTGTAAAAAGTGGGACGAATTATTTCAAGAAACCTATAATGAATTACAAAATGAAAGAGAACAAGCCGTCAGGGAGTCCCAAAAACCTAGACCAGCAGATGATACCGCTGGTAAAACTGAAGACGAACGCCCTAAATCCGAATGAGATCAACGAGTCGCAGTATGTAAAACTGCGGGAAAATATAAGAAGGACGGGGCGATATCCTGCCTTGATTGTTAGAAAATTAGGGGAAGACTATCAAATTATAGATGGTCACACCAGGTTTCTAATCTTACAGGAATTAGACTACACACATGCCAAGTGTGAAATTTGGGATATCGATGATAAAACCACAGACTTATATTTAGCAACCCTAAATAGACTTCGTGGAACTGACGATACAAAGAAACGGGCAATTCTAATAAAAGTTCTCCGCGATGAATTTGGGACGGAAGAGTTTAGAACACTTGTTCCAGAAAGCAACAGGGCAATTGATAGTCTTTTGAAATTAGCTGAACAAATTGGCCCAGTCGACCTGGAAACGGAACGGGGGGTTTTGGAAAGCAAACTTGTTAATAGCGGGGTTGATTCCGAACTGGCAGAAGGAATTTCTAACTTGTACCAACCACCAGGAACAAGGGCAATTCTTAGGTTTATTTTTGAGAATGAACAGGATTACCAGCGGGCGGTAAAGTACTTTGGCAAAAAGCCAGATGTTAAAAAGTTAATGGGACTGATATGAGGAAAAAAGGGGAGGGGTTGGGGGTATCAGCAAAACATGACTGGCAGACAATGAGGGCCGAATATCTATCTGGTCCTTGGTTAAGTTTGCGGTCTTTTATTCGCGACAAGGGGCTTAACGACAAGATTGTTTGGGTACAAACGCGGGGTTGGGTAGCGGAAAAGAAAGCGATGAAACAACAGATCATAGAAACGACCAAGGAAAGGGTTATAGATGAAGATGTTCGTGACATAAATACAATTCGCTTAAGACAGGCAAGGTTAGCAAGGTTTCTGCAATTAAAAGGAATTGAGGCGGTTAAAGACCAACCAATAGAAAACGTTGAAGACGCAAGGAGGTTTATTGTTTCTGGTTTACAAGAAGAAAGACGGGCACTAGGGATGGAGGGTGGTGGAAATACTAATCTTACACAAATTAATATTAATCCTAAAACAAATTTAGATAAATTAGTCGAAGGTCTTAATTATGAAGGAATACTCAAACTTATTGCAGACCTTAAGCGAGAGAGAGCTGGACGATCTTTACCAAAGTCTACTTCGGATAGCACAGGAACGGTTGAAGAAGGAGAGACTGTCTAATTACTATGATTGGGTAAGGGCTGTCTGGCTTACTTCTCGTGGGAATCCCTTGGATTTTTCAACTAGGAAGTATTTGGTACAAATTTACCAAGACCAATTTCCTAACATTGTTTTTATAAAAGCTGGACAGATGGGATTGTCCGAAAGGGCAATTTCTGAAGCTGTTTGGATTCCAGACCAACTTGCCGCAAACGTTTTATATGTATTTCCCGCTCAGGTACAACTTCAAGACTTTGTCCAAGCAAGGTTAAATCCTGTTTTAAATACTTCCGAATATCTTCGTTCGAGAATAGACAAAACCGAAGATGAAAGAAAGGTGGAAAAACTTGGACTAAAAAGGATTGGGAAGGGATACATATACTTTAGGGGAAGTCAGAACCCAAAACAAATTGTTTCTGTGGATGCTGACGCAATTTTTCTTGACGAGAGAGATAGGTTTGACGACGAAAACGTTCCTTATATAGAAAAAAGACTTCTTGCTTCAAAACTTAAATGGCGCCGTGAGTTATCCACCCCGACAACCCCTGGGTTTGGAATTCATAATTCTTATTTGGAAAGCGACCAACGGGTTTGGGAAATTCCCTGTAAAAAATGTGGAACATGGCAAGAATTAGACTTTTTTAAACATATTGATTTTGAAGATAAGGTAGTTCGATGTCAACAGTGCGGGAAAGCTATTGACCGTTTTTCTGACGGAAGGTGGACTCCACAAAATCCCAAAGCCAAGGTTCATGGTTATAAAGTAAGTGGCATATACAACCCAACCAGAACAATTGCGGACCTAGTAACCAAATATGATCTTGCACAAATTAGTGGGTTTTCCTCACTTCAACAGTTTTTTAATCAAGACCTAGGTCTTCCGTATGAAATATCTGGGCAAAGTCTTGTTCAAAGTGAACTGGACGCCTGTAAAAGGGACTATCTTGCCCCCCTACAAGAAAAGACGAATTGTTATGCGGGGTGTGATGTCGGGAATCGTTTACATACAATCGTGGTTCAAAAAATTGACGAATTAAGAATGCGGGTTGTTTGGGTTGGGACGGTGGAAAACTTCCTTGGTCCATATAATAGTTTGGAATCAATCATGGAAAGATATGACATTAAGATGTTGGTTATTGATAAGAAACCTGAAACAAAAAAAGTCAAGGAACTTATAGAAAGATTCCCCCAAAGGGTATATGCTGCCGACTATCCGACAATTAATTTTGCCGTCAACCAGTACTTTATCTGGGACGATGTCAAATATGAAGTGAGGCTTGACAGGACACCCTCTTTAGATTATGTTGTAAGTGATATACAAAATCAACGGATTGAGTTTCCGAACAATATAGGTTCGGTGCCTGGGTTCTACGATCACATGCAAGCATCGGTTCGAGTTCAGGAAAAGAATAAACGGACAGGAACAGAGGTTGCTAGATGGGTAGAAAAAGGGGCAGACCACTATTTTCATGCTATGAATTTTGCTCGGATGGCACAATCACGTGGTATAATAGGGAAGGCGTTACTTGATTACTACACTAAGCCAGATCAAGGACTTACACCCAATTTAATAGATTGGTTAAGAGTAAAAGGAGAACGCATTTTTTAAAAAATGGCCATTTGGGATCGCTTGCTCAAACGAATTATCAGTCCAGTAATAGAAGAATCGGTTAACGAACTAAACAAAGAACAGGACAAGAAGAAGGACGAAGTAGAAAAGGCATTGGTAACACAACAACTGCCTAGTTTTTCTTTCTCCCCCGTTGGGATTGGAAAACTTGTTAACAGATCATTTCCTCGCGGGGTAAGTTTTCAGGTTCTTCGTGAATTCGCCAATTACTATCCCATTTTAAGAAGTTGTGTAAACTTCAGAAAAAGACAAATTTTACAACTTGACTACGATATAACTTCCCGTGAAGTCATTGTCGATAAAAAAGTCAAAGAACAATATAAAAAAGACGCCGATGATCTTAAACAATTCCTTCGGTATCCATCTGGTGACAAGACTTTAACTTTTCGTGATTTCCTTAATAAGGTTTTAGAAGACTTGATTGTTTTGGATGCGGTAACAATTTACAGAAGAAAAAACAGAAAAGGTGGCTTATATGGTTTTCTTCCAATTGATGCTTCTACAATTGAAATTGTACTCAATGAAGACGGAACTACTCCCGCGCCCCCAAGCATTGCTTATATTCAAAAAATAAACGGCCAAGTAACGGCCGAACTTACGGCGGACGATTTGATTTATAAAAAATTGAATTCAAGAACGAACACCCCATATGGATTGAGTCCGATTGAAAGTTTAATTTTAGTTGTTACCACGGCATTGAAGTTAAGTTCTTACAACCTTTCAATCCTCACGGACGGTAATGTGCCCGAAGGTTTTGTAGAACTTCCAAAGGATATTGCTAGTGACCCTAAACAATTAACTTTGTGGCAGGAGGCTTGGGATGCAATGTTTTCAGGCGATCCCCGTTTCCAAAGAAAAATTAAGTTTTTGCCAGAAGGAATGAAATGGACCGCTACCAGAAAGGCAGAAGACATGGATTTCGAAAGATTTGAGAAGTGGTTACTTATGCAATGTTGTTCAGTTTTAGAAGTGGCACCACAGGCAATTGGTTTTCAGTTTGAAAGAGGTAAGGGGGCAACCGAATCAGAGTGGGAAATCGGAAAAGAAAGAGGCTTGTTCCCGACGGCACTTTTCTTAAAAGAAGTAATGGATCACATAATTCAAGAAGACCTTGGGCAGGAACATCTTCAATTTGTTTGGACAAATATTAATCCCACCAACAAAAAAGAAGAAGCAGAGGTTTTTAAGTCATTAGTTTCGACTGGCGCCGTGTCTGTCGACGAATGGCGGTTGGGTGAAGGGCTTGAACCAATTGGACTTGGTAATTATATAATGACACCAGTTGGACCGATTATGGTTAAAGACTTTGTTGACTCATCAGAAGCAGGAACGCCATTGCTCCCATATAATTATCAACAGAACCCGCAAGGAACGGAAACAAAACCAGTCGTTCCCCCAACGGGGGGTGAGGTAAAACAAAAATTGGGAAGTCTTACGCGGGCAGAGATTGTGGAGGAGTTGCGAAGATGGAAGAAGACGGCGATTAATGACCTTAAACAGGAAAAGACCTTTAGGGATTTTAAAACAGATATAATTGACCTCAGAACACAGAATTTAATAAAGGATGGCCTGAAGAATGTTTCTTCTCGGGAAGAACTAGACCAACTTTTTGATCCATTTATTAACCAAGAAAGCAAAATGTTAGACTCTGTTTTCGATTTGTATGAAGAAGTTAATTCCATTGTTGAAAATGCCAGAAGCGTCACTACAAATACAACAATTAAGGCAGGTCCGACAGGCAATTGAAAGTTTTTTCTACAAGAATAAGTTTAACCTAGCCTTATACAAAATAATAAACAGCCAGAAGACGGTTAACTTTAAGAAAAAAGTTAAAGAAGGTCTTTATAACCAAGTTTTGTATTTTGCTAAGGTAGAAAAAGTTGATCAGATTGTCGGTGTTTCTGGTTTGGGTAAGGCGGTAAAGATTCTTACAGAAAAAGATCTTCTTGAACGATTAGAAAAACTTTGGATTCCTCTTTATGGTTTTCTTGATGAAGAAAGTGTTCATGCTTATATGTTGTGGGCTGGAGAAAAGGGAGGACAGGGAGCAATGGGCAAACTTCGTACCTCGCGCGACTTCGAACTAACCAATAATAAGTTGAAAGCCGAACTAATATCTCTGACAGATACTTTAACGAAACAAATTGACGGTACAACAAAAGACTGGTTGGCAAGAACGATTGAACAGGGGTTCAGGGATAATTTATCCCATTTTGAAATAGCCAAACTTATTCGTAATTCGGCTAGTGCAGTTGCTCTTGAAAGGTCGGAAGTTATTGCCGAGCAAGAAGCGGCAATCGCCGTTGGTGAAGTAGAAATGGAAGTCTATAAAAGAAACGGGATAAAGGAATTTCGTTGGGAAACACAGAAAGATGAACGCACCTGTTTGGAGTGTTTGGCTAACGAAGAAGCTGGTATAATAAAAGTTGGAGAAGTGTTTCCCAGTGGAGTCGTTGCCCCGCCTGGGCATGTAAATTGTATTTTACCTGGGCAACAGGTTTGGGGGCTTGGCATATCTGCCAAGATTATTTCTGACTACGATGGTCCTGCCGTTAGAATCACGACGGCAAAAGGTTCTAACTGTTCCGTCACACCAAATCATTTGATGTTGACTCAAAGAGGTTGGATTAGAGCGTCTGAAATCAATCATAGAGATTATCTTATTAACACACATCCTGCTATCAAAAACATGCCATTTGCTAATCCAAATATCAAGCCTATCGAAACCCTGATCGATGATATATTTGTCTCTGGCGATGTGGTCTTTAGCAAGATGCCATCCCCCGCCATAGATTTCCGTGGCGACGAGGTTTTCTGTAAGAATGTCGATATTGTATTTTCCACAGGCAAATTGAGGCCTAATATTTTTAATAAGTTTTTCAAGTTCCTTTATAATAGAAACTTCATAAGGACTTTGGTTAAAAAGGATTTTTTCTCTTGTTATCGCAAGATTACACAATCGTTCAAAACTAATTGGTTTACCCTTGACTGCTTTATGCGCCGCCTCGGTATTTTTAATATTTTCTTCCTTCGTTCTTTGGGACATCATGATTCCGTTGGCTTCCGTGTTGTTTCTGATTTGAACTTTATTTCTGATAAAAAGATTTCTAATAGCGGTTCTACTGACACCAGCATCCTTGGCGATTTTGTTGGGAGAAATCCCACTTTCGTATTTTTGGATAAGGTTAACGAGATTAATAGGATTAAAAACTTTCATGGTAAGGTATATGATTTATCAACAGGTGGACAATGGTACACCGTCAATGGTATTATAACACATAATTGCAGGTGTTTTGTGATGCCTGCCGCTAAAGAAACACAAATAGTATGGACAGGGAATTAGAAGAAAAACCAACAACACCACAACCATCAGACTCTAGAAGTTTGTACTACGACTTCTTCAAAAACTTTCGTGATTATTTGGCAGAATATATCCGTGAAACCGTTACTGAACTTTGTATTAGCGAATTGCCTATTAACGGGACGGTTAAACTTTTTGATGGTTTGACTCAAGGGAAAGTGGTGATAAAGAACCAAGGGGTAATCTCTTGTTATGTATCTACTAATCCCAAGGGAGGTTTTCGTTTAGATCCAGGAGAAAAAGAAGAAATTTTTATTAACAACCAGTTGTTTGTTACGACACTATCGGGGATAACAACAATCGGTTTTATAAAAAATTAATATGCAAAATCACGATCATTCGGAAGAATGTAAACATCTTAATTTAGAATTCTGTCCAGTTTGTAGAATTCCTTATTGTAAGGATTGCGGAAAGGAATGGGGGGAACAACAGAATACTTGGGTATACCCAACTGTTCCTGGGAGTATTACTTATACGGCAGGTACTGTTAACACTACAGGATGTGGTTCGAATGGTCCCTCGTCGTCTGTTTCTTTCCACAATAACCATACAGACAGTACGACCTAATTTGTGGGGGAAAACCCCCTTTACAACACCATTAGTTGTTTTATAATGAAGTTAGCGACAGGGTCTATCCTGAATAAGGGAGAATCTTGTTGCTGTCTTTACTCAGCCCCCTTAGAAAAGGGTCTTGAGAACAAACGGGTGGTATCCCACCCGTTTTTATTCACAAGGAGGTGAAACTTAATGGCCAGAAAAGAAAATCATAAGAAAGAAAAGAAACAGTCTAAAAAAGGAAAGAAAAAATAATATATTAAAAAAGGAGAAAATATGCCCAAGGTAAGCGTGATAATCCCCTCAAGAAACGAAGTTTTTCTTACCCCAACCGTTAAAGATCTTCTTGCAAAAGCTGAAGGCGATATAGAAATTCTTATCAATATCGACGAAAAGCGACCCGACGAGATTGTTGAAGACCCAAGAGTAACTTACTTTTATCCAGGAACCCCAATCGGAATGCGTGCTGGGGTTAATTTTTTGGCAAGTAAGGCAAAGGGCGAATTTTTAATGAAGATAGATGCCCACTGTATAGTAGACCAGGGTTTCGACACTAAACTTACAAATGATTGCGATGACAACTGGGTGGTTATTCCAAGGAGATACAGACTAGATCCTAAAACTTGGACAGTTAAACAAACCACCGAAACAGAACCCCAAATTGACTACGAACACCTTATTTATCCCCGAATGTATAATCCAGTCTCTTTACATGGCTTCAGGTGGGACGAAAGAACAAAGACAAGGAAAGATATTTTGATAGACGACAATATGACTTTTCAAGGGAGTCTGTGGTTCATGAAGAAGACTTGGTTTGAAAAGAATGGATTTGAACAGGTAGACGGATATCAAGGACTTCCCCAACAAGAAGCCGAAGAAATCGGAATAACGACCTGGACAAGAGGGGGAAGGGTGGTAGTTAACAAGAAAACTTGGTACGCACATTTGCACAAAGGAGGAGAATTTGGTAGGGGGTATCCTTTAAGCCAAAGACAGTTTCGAGATTGCTATGCCTATTCTTATAACCATTGGGTTATTGAAAACAAAGAAGGATTTATTAAATTAATTGAAAAGTTCTGGCCGATTCCGGGCTGGAATCCTGACTGGAAAGAGAAACTTTACAAATGAATATTTTTTATTGCGTAATGTTCTTGATAGTATTTTCTTTTATATGCCTTTCTTTTTTCGGAAGTCATATAAATTTTATTACAAACTTTGCAGTGTCTACCGTTAGATTTTTTCGTTGGCGGAAGTGGGTGTCCATGAATACAAAGAGTTTTTCGGGAGTTTATGGCTGTTGGTCCATTCCCTCTAAGTATATTTTTTTTATGATCGGTAAGTTTAAGGTGGTCTGGATTAACACATGCCCTGTTGTTGCAAAGGTGGTCAATTTCTGGGTCGGCAAAACTTTTCCATTTGGGGAGTTGGAGAAACTTCCAGAGATAAAGGAGTCTGTAAACTCTCCACCTCTTTCCTCTAAACCAAATTCTTCCATACCCATTATCAAGTTTTCTTGTCCAATTCCAACATTGAGTAGTTTTGTCTATGGAGATGTATGGAAAAATACGGACAGCCTCCTTTTTGGTAAAAATAATAGACATATGCCAATTATACCCATACATTTGCCACTTGTAAAGATATTTAGTTGGCCGAATCGTGGTCAAGAAAAGGTTTATCATGACTAAACTAAGCGTAATTATC